ACCCACGCCCTTGAAGTGGAGGGAACTGCTTACGCCACCACCACCGCTAATAGCGGGTATGGAGTATGGGGAAACAGTGGTGACGCATCGACTTCGGGAGACCCCGTTGGAGTTTATGGTTCAGTCAGTTCTTCGGTAACTAATACAGCAGCGTCCGGAACTGGAGTGTACGCTGTTTGTGGTGGTTCTCCCACGACAGGGTATGGTGTTTATAGTCAATGTACAGGAGCCTCAACCACCAACATCGGCGGGTACTTTACTGCATCTGGGGCTACTAATAATTACGGTCTAATAGTTGCGTCAGGGAATGTTGGCATAGGCACGGATTCACCAACTTCAAAAATAGACATCAACCACACTGCTGCCTCTGCTGGAGGTGAGGGGAGTATTGGATTTAGGGACGGTGCTACGTCGTATCACGACTTCCGCTTGGACGATAGCTATGTGCTTCACCATGATACTTGGAATGGCTCGTCATGGGTAAGTCGGATGAGTACGACCATAGATGGTCTGATTGGAATTGGAATGACTCCCACATACGGCCTCGATGTCGCGGAAATTGCCAGATTTGGTGCTGGAATCATTCTCGACAGAGACGAGTACCTCAATTTTTACGGCGATAGCTCCCCGGGTCATGCCATAGGTTCGAGGAACGCTGCCGGGGAACAGGCTGATGACATAAGAATTAACTCCTATGGCAATGTATTCATAAATCTTGATTCCGATAACAATGACGCTGTTGAGGATTTTACGATAGGCAGACATGGCGGGTCAGGGGCCACCATGAGTGATAAAATGTTTAGGGTGCATGGAGGAGGTCAAGTCCAAGGATTTGTCACCTCCACTACCACAGTATCAAGCGGCGGCGCGGCAAGTTATGCGGTGGATTTCTATGGCGACAATCTCCAGACGCTTGTGTTGGACTCCAACTTGACTGACCTGACTCTCACGACAAGCAATCTAGTGGCTGGAGCTACCGTGAAACTTTACATTGATTTAGTCAACAGCCCGTTTTTGAGTTCAGTAACAGCACCAAGCTGGAAATGGTTTACGGATGACCTGACTGCTTCTGCTCCGTCAGGTGATGTGATAGTCGAATTAACTTCATGGACAACCGCTGATGCAGCCGTGACGGCTAGTGTGGTGGCAGCAGCATAGAAAGATACTTATGGAATACAGATGGACAAGGCTTGAGCCTTTAGTGAAAAACGAAGACGACCTCTCCAATGTGGTCGTGGACTTGGTGTGCGGGATGACTGCCACCGATGGCTCGTATAGCGCGTATCAGGACACCCTGCACAGGCTGTCTCCGCCTGACCCGTCAGCGTTTATTCCTTTCGAGGATTTAACACTCGAATGGGCAACAGAGATAGCCGATGCCGTGGCCGAGGAGCGCGGCTTCAGGGAGTCGCTAGACAAGCAGATTGCTGCGGCGAAGGTCAGGCCGACCAGCAAGCCGTTTAGCTGGCAGCAACCAGCACCGGAATAGATTTGGATGAATTGGGTGGATGAATGATAGATACACTAAAAACCTGCGGAGTCAACGGAGCCGTTCTCGGCGCAACAACCCTTGAATCCGTGGAGACTGGATTGAGCATCTTACTGCTCGCAATTACTATTGCGTGGACAGCTATGAAGCTCGCAAAACTATTGAAAGACAAATGAAGGAAAAACTCAAATCACGAAAACTCTGGATGGCTATTGGCGGTTTGCTGGTGGTCATGGCAACTGAATGGCTCAACATATCACCCGAAGTGGCTGACAAGCTAATCGGTGCGGTGATTATAATTGTTCCAGCGTATATTGGTGGACAGGGAATTGTAGATGCGGTGAAGGAATATGCTGCGAAGAAGAAATGATTCTGGAAGCACTTCGCGGTTTAGCGGCACTGCCGAAGCTGGTGGAAGCCGTGGAGAGAATCGGGGACAAACTGGATGACAAGGCGGCACTGGAAAGGTTGGGTGACAAGCGCAAGCGCAATCGCGCTGCTATTGACGGGGTGCTTGAGTCCGCGTCTGGACAGCGGGGAGAGGATGATAGCTCACCCACAGTTTCAGGCGGCGACACTGGCGGCTCCTGATTGGGTGAGTGAGGCACTGGACACGATTGCAGAACTGGAAGCAGAGATAGAACGAGGGAATTAAATATGGCAACATTAACCGGACAAACAGTAGCCTCAACGTATGACCTTCTGTTGAAGGTTAACACCAGCGGCATAGACGGGACGCTCCGCACGATCCAAGATGGTTTGGCGGCTGATAGTGCGCTGGAGCTTTCCACTGGCGCAGTCAAGTCCACTGGAACCCTTGAGGTGGACGGGGTTTCCACACTGACGGGTGCAGTCACGGCTACGGCTGGAGTGACGGGAGACTTGACAGGGGATGTCACTGGCGATGTTACGGGGGCGGTAACAGGAAATGTAACAGGAAACCTTACAGGTAACGTAACAGGAAATGTAACGGGAAACGTAACAGGTGATGTAACTGGTGATGTAACTGGTGATGTTACGGGTGATATAACCGGCAACGTCACAGCAGCGAGCGTTCTGGCTAATGGAGTCACGGCTACAACCCAAGCCTTCAGCGATGACTCAACGAAGGTTGCCACCACAGCGTTTGTTGAAGCGGCTGTTCCAACAGGGTCTATGGTGATGTGGTACACGGCTTCTGCCCCAACAGGTTGGCTGATTTGTGATGGGGCAACCTTTGACGCTGGAACCTACCCAGCCCTTAACACCCTTCTGGGGGGAAACACCCTGCCAGACTTGACGGGGAATGTGCCTGTTGGGAAGGACGGAGCAACATTTGCCGCCGTTGGAGACACGGGCGGCGTGGAGGACGTTACCCTGACAGGGGCGCAAAGCGGTACATCAGCACACGGACACACGATGAACACCACAACGACGAGTGGTTATTACGCCCCGGCAGCAGGGAAGGCTCCGACAGGAAACTACGCCGTCAGCTCAAGCGCACTCTATTCTGGCTCTGATGGTGTGCAGGATTCGGCAGAGGCCAGTGCAGATTCGTCGCACACAAACCTCCAACCTTACCTCGTCGTTAACTTCATCATCAAGACATGACATTAACTGAAATAGCTGATTTCGTTAAAACAATCATTTCCGATACCACATCGGATTCGGTGACTGTTTGCAAGAGCTTCATCAACAAGCGTTACCAGATGATTTGGGATTCCGGTTTATGGACGGAAACTCTTGGGGTGGCGAGCAAGGCTGTTGCGGCAGAGGATACCGAGATTACCATTGATTCAGTGCCGTCCATTACCTTTTACCAATCCTCATCTGCCCCCACTACTTTCATCAACTTCCCGGTGGCAATGCGTTTCACCGAAACCGGAAAGGAAGACGGGTTAAATCTGCTCAATAATAACTGGATGACCTTTTTCCAGATAGACCCCAACGCATGGGAAAATGTCCCTGCGAGGAGAGCCAACCCCACCAACTTTATGAATCTGCCGAAGGACGCAGATGGCTTCTGTCGGGTTAAACCTGTTCCTGTGCCTTCAGCGGCGGGAACCCTATTTGTCTTGGGCAAACTTAACTGGGTGGAATTGGGCGACTCGGATTCACCGGCTCTCAATGGCATAGACAATGCGCTGATCCATTATGCCACTGGAGATATGTTGAAGCGGTCAAGACAACGGGAAGCTGGCGACAGGGAATTGGCCGAGGGCGCGGCCCATGTTCAAATCATGGTTGATATGGAGAAAAGCCAACGCCAATCCATTAGCCGCATTATCCCCTATGTTTATGACGACTACACTTTCCGTGAGGTAATAACCTAATGCCGCAATTATTTAACAATCAGCTTGACGAGCCTATCATCCTCGATGGGGATGTGGCCTTTTCCAAGGGTCAAGCCAGTAATGTGCGTAAGAACGTCATTGTTGAGGGCGGTTATGATATAGGCAAGAACACGGACTTTGATGTGTTCGGCAATATCTCCACCCGGAGGGGTGTGGCGCAGCTTCAGGATGATGTGACTGATGGTGTCTGGAGCGAAATCACAGACCAATGGGAGGCAATCACCACCAAGTGGAGTGCAACTTTGGATGGCTCCATCCTGAAGGTAGGCTATTTTGACACGCCCAAACCGCTGGAACAGATAATCCTCGCCAACAGCGATCCAGATAATGCAACACCCGCAGATCGTTACCTGATAAAGTATGTGGGGGAGACAGGCTCCGTTGCGTCTACATCCGGCACGTTTGATTCAACTGCCACAGACGTTTATTTCGCGCAACTCGTTGACCGGATGTATTACTGTGATGGAGTGGGGGATTTGAAGTATGTGGATGATGATTCCGCTTCGCAAGCCATTACAGCCGGGATAATTACCAGCGTCAGGATTACCAACAAGGGACAAGGCTACACCACGGCCCCCACTGTGACGGTGGCTGGCGAGGGAAGTGGTTCAGGAGCAACTTTCACTGTCACTCTCGGCCCAAGTGGCCGCGTGGTGGACATTGCCGTGGCGGGAACCATGAGCAATTACGCTGAAGGAACCAGCATCAGCCTTACAGGCGCACCCACGGATGGCACGGATGCCACGGCTGAACCTCGCATAAGCCAGACCCCAACGAAACCCAAGAACCTGGTAGCCCATGCCAACCGACTTTTCTGCACCAGCGCAACCACCACCATACCCAGTGACACTTTGTTCGCATCGGATTTACTCGACGGAGAAAGTTGGGATATACTCGGCAATTCCATCCGAATCGGGGGTGGGGATGGCGACCCAATTACCGCCCTTCTTCCTTGGTACGATTTCACCCTGATTGTCTTCAAGGAACGCAGTGTTTGGGTGGTGAACGCAGATCCTTCACAGGAAGTGGCAGATTGGTCGGTTAAACTCGTCAATAATCGTGTGGGTTGCATAGCTCATCAAACGGCGCAGCAAGTGGGGCCGGATGTGTTCTTCCTCTCACGGGACGGTGTGAGAACCATGAGTACGATTGAGGCAGGAGCGCAGACCGACATTTCTTCCCCCCTTTCCGCGCCGATAAACGATTATATTGAGCGCATCACCAAGGGAAGCGCAGATCGGTCTTGTGCGGTTTACTATAAGAACAGATATTTTCTCTCTGTACCGCTTGATGGAGCCACCGCGCCGGATACCACACTGGTATTTAATGCTGAACAACGCTCTTGGAGCGGCTTTTGGGTGGGGTGGGAACCGCGCAGCTTCGTTGTAACGGCCTTCAGCGGCAAAATACGGCTACAATTTGGCGACGATTGCGGCAAAATCTACACTTGGCAGGATTTTGTGGATGAAAGTGCCGCCACAGAGTCCGAGTATAAAGACCAGACGGCTGTTTATGAGACGAAACTGCTCTCCAGAGCCTACAATTACAAGGAAATCTATGCTGACAAGCTCGGTTATCAGGTGGAATTTGACTTGGACAACCGCTTTACGAACTCTCAAGACGTAAGTTTCTTTTATTTGCGGGATATGGCGGGGTTAAACAATGGTATCCTGCTTGAAACAGGTGATGCGCTACTTACGGAGGGTGAAAACCTAGTGCAAGCGGAGGTTTTGGGTACTTTCGAGCGAGATGTGTCTATCCCGAAACGGGACGCCCACTTTACCAAGGCGTATAATATGTTGAGTAGGGGTAAGTTTAAGGAAGTCCAATTTATGGCGGCTACAGCAGGGGGAAGGTTGTCATTGCAC